CGTTGAAGTACGACGACGATGGAAATATAATTGAAACAGAAGAATAACATAGGAGGCTGACATGCCAAACGAAATGATGATGGACCCAAACTCAGCCGTGCGTGAGGGTGAAATGAGTGGGATGCCGATGGACCCAAACTCAGCCGTGCGTGAGGGTGAATTAAATCCAAGCAACCCTGGGCCACAAGAGGATCTTGCGCTTGTAACCTCTGTTATGAAAATGCTTGATCCCGGTTCGGCTGTTCGTGAAAGCGAAGCATCGTCAGGAGATATGT